CGTGAACGCTCAGGCTGGCTCCTGACCGCATAGCTCTATTGGCATAGGTGCCTAGGGAGACAAGGCCCCAACGTGCTTTGCAAAGTTCAACCAACTTGGCTGTCACGGGTTGTGTGCGCTTGCCGTCCCAAGATGGGTAATACGGATAGGGGCGAACGCTCATGCTGGTGGGTCTTTCGGTTTGTCCTTCAAACCATTACCTGCCAGCAACCCAATCAAGCCACCAGACAATGTGAGAAGCATTGACGACAGCACTGATATTTGAGCTGCATCAAGCTCTGCCATTTTTTCGGGCTGTGTAACAAATAGCAGTCCGTACAGGATTGTGAACACTGAACCTGCGAATGACAGTGTCAGGCCGATGGCAACAATCATCACAATGCGGGCTTTAATTTCTTCGTTTGAGTGTCTGTTGTCAGGTTTCATCGGCACTTGGCTCCTGTTGCATATCGGGGTGCTGTTGTTGTCTCTGTTGAGATTGTGTTGGGAACGCTCGAAAGTGCTTTGTTCTTTGTGGGTGGGCAGTTAAGACGTTCACGGTCTGCACAAGCGGTAAGCGATGCGCAAATGACCAATAGAATTAGGCTTTTACGCATCAGGCGGTGCCGATGTCAAGGACGAACATTCTTGAAGCAATACTTGCGCGCGTTGATGTTCCGTACACAGTAGTCGTGCCAGCACCAATGTCAATTTGTGTTTTGTATGTAACAGAACCTGCACCTGGAGTGACGATTGTGTAAATCATTATTGTTTGAGGCACATTGGCAACAGTGACAAGTTGGTATCCTTCCGCCAATTTTGTTCCGCCAGAGGTCGAGATGTAAACCTGACTGACATTTGAACCTGTGTTTGAAACATTGAACATTGCGCCGATGAGATATTTACGGGATGCAAGCGAAGTCCAAGTTGCAGACAGCCCTGTGATGTCAAAACTTCCTGCGGTGTTTGCGTAGTTAGTCGCCAGCGTTGATTCTGTGATTAGCCCAAAAGGGAAATTATTCTGCTGTGAAGCGGTCAGAATCTGACCAGCTGTGAACAGTGAGTTGGGTGTTGCCATGTTGTGTCTCCTTTAGAAACTGAGAAGGTTGGTGGTGGAAAGAGTACCGAAAATCGTGTCGTTAAGTACGAAATAGGCATTTTGGTCCGTTGATTCAAAGGTGTAAGAGATGACGTGGTTGCCTGGTGTAATCGTGTGATTCACTCCTGAAACAATCAAGGTTTGACTGTCGCTTGATGGTGTGCCAGTCACGAAATTTTTGACAACAGTGCAGATGCTGGTGAGGTCAAGGCTTAGGGCAATGTTCTGTTGGGCCGTTGTCATTGCTGACAGTTGGCTTTGTAGCCCGTTGAAGCGCAAAATTGGGTTTTGGTATCGACCCAAAAGGTAAGACCCAAGTCCAGCAACTTCTGTTGTAGTGCTGTTGAGGAGGCTCAAAAGGCTGTAAGTCTGGGCTTGATACTGGGCAATGGATGTGGCATTGCTAACTGTCTGTACGGCTCCCGCGGGGGATTGGGTGCTGATGATGTTGTAAAGCAGCTCATCGCCGTATTGGTTCATGAGACTGTTGAAGGGCAATCCTGTCCCATCGCCATTGAATGTGGCTCCTGATGTGGGGTTCAGAACGCTGGCCCTGCCCTTGAAGGTGAGGGTTCCGTTTGCGCTCATGTACAGGTAGCCCTGCTCGGATGTGTTGATTTGCTGGAGATAGTTCAGGCAGTTTGTGTCTTGGTCAATTGCAAAGGCACCAAGGGTGGAGGAACCAGTATCAATGGAACGCGCTCCTTGATAGCTGATTTCGGTGTAGTTCAAGACGTTGTCAATTCGCGCGCCAGTCTTTTCAGCTGACGGGGTGACAGCGTTAATTTGCTGGTTTGAAAGGATGGTGAAGTCATCTGCGCATTGCACTGTGGCTGTGTCGTTGAAACCTAAGTCGTAGTTGATGTCCCAGTCTGTGACTACGCCTGTGTAAATGGGAATACCGTTGGCATAAATCTGAACTGGTAAACGTGGGACGATTCCAGTTTGTTGAGTGGTTCCCCCAATCCAGTACGGCGATGACTGGTTCAATGGGTCAAATGTGCGGGTCTTATTCCATAGGTTTATTTGGGCGGTGCCACAGTTGAACTCGTCAAGTTGCCGTGAACGGCCACGAGTGATGGAAACAGATTGCACAAATTCGGTGACATCAGCCATCTGGATTCCGCCCAAAATGCCACGGCCTGCCGTGTCTAGAACACCATAGAAAGAGTCATTAAGTTGGAATGGTTGACCGAACCCGACAGTGGTTTGAAAACCAATCAGGACTTGAAGCTGTGGCTGCGTCATACGGATACGAAAACTTGGCCCGATAAACGTTCGGCGGATTTGATGGCTTCGATGATATCCCTACCGACTTGAGCAGGATTGCTCACTAGGCCAGCGGTAACTGTAATTTGAAGATTGTTGACTGTTCCAAGGGCTGCTTGTCCTGCAGCCACGTTGCCACCAAAGAATGCGTTGCCTGCAGCAAGTCCAAGCCCAGCTGCTGAACTGGCGAGACTGCCAAGCGACTCATTAAAACTTGCCAACGTCATGCCATTAGCACTTGTGATGAGGTCCTGCGTCACTGCTAAGCCTGCGACAGGGCCAAGGTTTATGAGCTGAGAAAGTCCTGCTTTGGTAAGTCCGTAGCCAGTGAGGTATTCAAGGTTAGAAGCAAACTTTTTGGCATCTGCAATTTGCTTTTGAAACGCTTGTGCATAGCCAGATTCAGCTTGAACTTTTTGTGCTGTATTAACGTTTGTTTCCGAAACTGCAAGTGCGTCGTTTGCTTCTGCAAGTTTAATTTTAGCGTCAGCTAAATCTTCTGTTGCCGAAATAATTGCCTCAGTGTCATCCTCTGCTTGAGTTTTGGTGAGTTTTTTCATTGCGTCGTCAACGTCTTTGGTGGCTGATGCTACGTCTGCATAAGCGTCTTTGCGCTCTTTCAAAGAATCCGCTACACCTTTGGTTGCATCGTCTTGTGTTCTAATAGCGTCAGAAAGCGACACCATTCCAGTGATTGAATCCTCTGTGGCATCTGCAAAGGATTGAAGCTGTTCTTCGGCATCCTTTAAGTTGTTTTTAACTCCTTTGACTGCGTTTGCCAAACGAGTTCTAAGAGTGTCCGCGTGTCTTTTGGCTGCTTTTTCTGCTATGTCCTGTTTTGCAGCTAAGTCTTTAAGTTCTTCTTTAGTTGGCTTTAAGCCTTCCTCATAAGCTCGCAACATTGCATTTTCAAAAGAACGAAACTGACGTGACAAGTTGCGTGTTGAAGTGATTGTAGTTTCTTGTTCTCCAGCCAAAAGGTGAAGAACTTGCGCCATGTTTTTAAGTTGTTTGACACCAGGAATGACGTTGGCAACCATCTCAAATACAGTTTTTGAAAACTTGCCATTTTCTTCTGACGATTTTGCGGTTGCAACTGAAAGGACATTACCCAAAACAATTGCGCCATCTGTTGCCACAGGAAGCAATTGTGCGCCAATGGTTGCTGAGAGGTTTTTGTATTCTGCGTTTAATGTTCTGGTTTTGTTTGCCAATCCTCCAGAAGTACGCTCAAAGTCCCCTTGTGCGTCTGAGCTTTGCGCAATAATTTCAGCTTGTGTTGCCAGAATCTTTTGTTGGGCCGTGAGCGCGCCTGTACCCTCGTAAATTCCTAGAGTGCTTGCACGTTGTTTAAGAGTGTTGTCGTTAAGCAAAACGCCATATTTGCGGATGGGTTCAGCTTCTCCACGAAGTGCAGCGCCAATGGCTGTGATGGCATCTTCTGGCGACGTGTTGCTAAATGAGGCCATATCAGAGGCCAAAACGGTAAAATCAGTTGAGAAGTTGACTAAATCTTGTGCGCCTAGTCCTGCTGCTTTTCCAAAAATAGCAAAGGTTCCTGCAGCGTCTAGTGCTTGCTGTTGGGATTGTCCAAAAGTTGATGCAGCTGTTTTGGCAAAGTCCTCAACTGATTTTGCTGAATCGCCAAAAATTACTTTGTTTTTGCTGACTGTTTCCTGCAAGTTTGAAGCTGCAGTAATGCTTGATTTGATACCGTCAATTAAAAGGCCAGAAGCAACGCCCACAGTGGCGTATGAACCAACAAGAGATTTAAGAGAGCCTTGTGCGGTTGTGACGCCTTTATTGTTATAAGTTGTGACGATGGGAAGCGTTACTGCAGCCATTTAATTACTTCATTTCTCTATTCACGCGCAAGATTACATCTTGAACGATGCCGTGAACGGTTGCTGTCAAATGAGGGAGGTGTTCCTCGCCTCCAGGCCACATATACCGAGATGGCCCTGTTCGGCCTTTGCGTTCACCAGCTGTGTGAGGTACATCTTCTGCAGCTAAGTTTTCATTGAATTTGTTGGCTGGTTTGCCTAAATTGCGTGAGCCTGCATTGTCGTATATGGCACCAGCTGGGTTTGCTTGAATAATGCTGAACATTGAATAAGCCTTGTTGCCCATTTGTGCTTTGCGCTTTGGCCCACCAATCTTGAAACGGATGCCTCGAAGGATGAGTTGTTTGTTCCATTCAGTGGCTCCGCCTCTGCCAGCAACTAGCTCTCCACGTCCAATGCCTGACTTGCCACCAGACGAGTTGAATGGGGTCAGGTCAGAGTCAATGAACTTCAAATAATCCTTAATGGATTTGATAGTTGGCGCTGCTTCCTTGCGGATTTGGCGGTTCATTTCCTTCACATAATCAGGTTCAAGTTTTTTCAATCGCCTGATTGTCTGGTCAAGTCCTTGAACTTTCATATCTGATGGAATGTTTGCCATTACTTTTTTTGCCTGTCTTGAAGGGCTTGGCTGAGGGTGCTGATGAGTGTTATCGGCATCTCTTTGAGGTCTTGCCAGGGAATCCCAGAAAGGATTAATCCTGCGATGACTCCGTGGATGCCGTCTCGCCAAAAGGGATGCGCTCCACGCGGTACGACACGCCTTTGACTTCTGATT